TAATTGTGCTAGATTCTATGCGAGTTAAATGACAATCAGTTAAGTTGTTTTTTACCTTTTGCCATAGTCTAGATTCTTGTGCTTTTACTGTCATCAATCAACTTAATTTTTTAATATCCTTAACTACTGATGTTGGTATTATAGTAGTATTACCTATACTTTCAATGTCAACACCATTATCTGCAAATGAGTAATCACCAAACAATCTCACAACACCTTTTGATTGGCTTAACAGATGTCCTTTAGTGATACATGTAGCTAACTTTGATTTTTTGAGAGCATCAAATGAAGTCCATGAGCTATCAGATACGATATCATACCACTCTACAGATACCATTGGATATCTATCAATCTCTACTTTTACTTTTTTTGGTATAGCTATTTTTTTTCTCATTTATCTTTACCTGTACAGTACCAACTGAAGTGAACATTGTAGAATTGTGCACTTGATTGAAGACTTTGATCCACTCAGACCAACTAGCCTTTTTTAATAAGTGCTGCGTCTTCAGACTCAACTTCGATGGTTTTTGCATTGTGTCCATCGATTTTTTCTGAAAGTTCTTTGAGTTTGATCTCAAGCTCCTCACGTGACATTCCCTCCAGTCCTGTTACTCTTACTTCTTTTCTATCTATGAAAGCACCTGCTAATTGTCCTGATCTATATTCTGCATTTATCGCTGCAGCAAACTGATCTTTCTTCTCAGCTTTGTCGGCTAATCTTTCAAATCTTTTGTAACGTCTGAGGTTGTCACTCTCATATTTTTTTACTTCTTGCTCAAATCTTTTGTCATAAAATTTTGCAACATGAGGATTAATTTTTCTATTTAATAATTGTGATGCAGTGGATCTTGCGCTGTTAATATCTTTGCAATCATAACCTGCACGCTTCAATGCTTCGGCTTGAGTAATCTGGCCATGATCTTGAACCATTATCTCCACAAACATTTTTTGCTTTGGAGTCAAATCCTTTTCAGTTCTTAATTCTTTTTTAGTAAGTCCACCCATTAATCCAATAACCTTATATCACGTACTAACATTCTTCTTTTTTTTCTATTGTAAAACGGACTAGAGATAGAATATTCTTTATCACTTAATTTTGATTTAAGACGATTTCTTATTCCAGCTTTGACATCTCTTTTTGCTTCTTTTCTTGTGCCTCCAGATTTTTTTACAATCTCTTGTGTTTTTCTACCGTATTTAAAAAATTCTTTAGCACCCTTTTTTATTCCAGCAGTAAGCAATCCACCTATTAATAATTTCTTCTTATCAATGACTTTACCAAGTGCTTTGGCTTGACCTGCGTGAGCTGCAGATGCTTTTTCTAATTTACTTTTGACCATTTGGACAGTTTTCATACCACCTTTGTTATATCCTAATTTTCTTCTTCTAACTCTTAAATAATTTCTTTGAGCTGACTCCGCCATTTCTTTTTTCATTTGTTTTCTTTGTTTAGCTGTTAATGGTTGTATCTGCATAGTTTTACCTTTTTTATCAGATGCATATGCTTTGCCATACATGATAGGAGTTCTAAATTTTTTCTTTTCTTTTTTGGCTTTAGCAATTCCTAATTTTATTCTTCTTTTCAAACCAGGTTGAGCTTTAAATTCAGCCTGACCAGTAAATTTAGTTCCCCTGATTTGTCTTTTGAAATCTGCTTTTTTAAGCGACATAGGAATTACAGGCACATTTCGTTGTTTTGCTGCTCTAACCTCAGCTTTATGTTTTTTGTGAAGTCGTCTAAATCCTTCTTTAACTGTTTTGAATATAATTCCACGCATATTTTTATTATATAGATTATTTCATCGCAAAGTAATACCCCTTAAAACTTCTGATTGCGTTCCCGCAAGACTGGTGTATCCAAGATACACCATAGATACACCATAGATACACCACTAAAATTGATTAAAAGTGTTGCTAATACTTACTAATAGTTGATTAGATACATCAGATACACCACTATTACCCCCTGGGGTACTTTTTATTACTCACTAGTCTGAGATATCTATATAGTAAAATTTACCGTTGTCCGGTATCCGGTAATATTGTATAAATGACATGGTTTATGTTAATAACTTTCCTGGAGGTTTTTTTAATCATTTTTAGCTCTCTTGCAGTTCCTCCAGGAACCAAATCTCTCCGACCACCATGACTTATCGAATTCTAACTTTACCTGAGTAAACTCTCTTTTTTATTTCAGCTCTCTCCTCCTTACTACTAGCAGCCCTATATAACCTGTAAAATTCTCGATAATTAATCCAGGACTTTTGTAGTTCAGTAAACTTTACCTTACCTTTTTTAATCAACTTAACAAACTCTTCACGTACCATCTCGGGATCCATATCAGCATTCCAACACACATATTGAAAATCTTTACCGTCACCTAAAAACCATTTATAGCTATCTTCCTTCCAATAAGTTTCTCTTTTAAAACCACTCATGGACAACGAATCTTCGAAAGCCTGCAGGAGTATAGCTTGAAACAATCTCTGTTCAGGTGGACGTTTAGCTCGTGCAAATTCCATAGCCAACTTAGTGCCCAAATTTTTTAATAAGTTTGGTGAGTAACTCATAAAACTTCTTTACAGTTGCTTTTGGATAATATTGCGATCTTACAAATTCGTAATCATCTACAATTTCTTCGATGTACTTGGTTTTATCTAAACCGTCTAAAACTTTTACAAAATGTATAGTTTTATTGACTAAACCTTTAGGTTCTTTTGACATTTGCATAACCACGATGCGGGAAAAGATATGGATTATGGATTACACCGTGGCTACGCATTTGTGACAACCAGCTTCAAACCTTTAGCCTGAGCTACCTTTTTTCTGCCTGATCGCCATCTAGACTCGATCTTGTCGAGAAAAGAAAGACTGAAATTTCCTAAACCATAGTCATTTCCACAATACAACTGAAACATTAAACTGGTCAACTCATCATAAGTTTTCTTGTTTGGACTAATCATTACTAATTTGTCCAACGCCTGGTTCAATGCATCTTCACTGCCTTTTTTTACAGCTTTACCCACTAAATCTCCTTAAATTAAAGTTAAATTAGCGTCCGTTGTTAATTGAGAATAAGGTGTTTTGAAAGCCTCACCTTTTCATTCTAGGCTTAGGAATACGTATAATTGTTATTATAAAATTTGTGACTTTAATGCAACAAAAAAAAGGGCCCAGTCTCCCGGGCCCTTATCAACTGCAGGTCTACTTACCGTTCAAAAGTTTTTGGCCTTTAGAAAGTAAATTCTCTTTCATTGATTGATAGCTCTTGCCTTCTTTTTTAGCTATCTTCTTGATCTCGTCATCAACTATTTTGGCAATCATAGATCCAGGTCTTCTAAACCCTTGTTGTCCCATTGCTCTAATAATGCAGTAGGTGTTGATGTCAACTGCGCATGACTTCCATTTATTGATGTCCATAGTACCTCTTCTAATGCTCTTGATATTCTTTTGACTCAAAGAAATCAAGTAGTTTTATTTTCTTTTTACTTCGACCACTATTATAAATACGTTCAATAATTATAATGTAATCTTTAGTGCTAGTACCAGATAAAAACCATGAAGACTTAGTCTTACAAGCATCTCTAAATCTTCTAAGATCAAAGTCTGGGCATCTCTCGGCTATAATGTAGGCTAATACCATAGATCTCTTTAACCTTTTCTTGGTATCATCCATGCCTAAAAAATATTTTTTAAGCTGCATCAGTGCACCACCAACACGATCACAATTTTCGATACCACCTGCAGGGATACTAAACTGCCCTGTTTTAAAATCAGTTGATATACGATTCCATAATGAACATTGTTTCAGCAGCAGCACTATGGCCTCAGCCACATTGATACCATACTGATTCATTTTGCTTTTACAGATTTTGTAATCCATTTTGTTTCTTGAACAGTGATGGTTCAAGTATGCTTCCATAGACCAATTCTTTCTACCCGTGTTGAGTCTTGCAACATCAAGTGGATCATCAGAATTAATTATAATGTATGGCACCTTCAGATCTAGTTCTTTCCTAGCTTGCAAAGTGTGCTGTCCATCAATCACTTCCATGTTTGTGTTTACACGTATTGGATCGTAAAGATCTTTTTCTGCAATCAATCTTTTTAATTGCTTCACGTGTGCTGTGTCTACAGGTCTATTACCTCTAGCTTTTTTAAACTTTGAGTAATCCGTTGTCTCAAAGTATTTGTTTTTAATTGCATTGTTCATCTTTTCCTCCTTTGGTTAGAACAATATTGTGTAACCTAGCAATCCAATAATTATTAAAATAACTTTTGGCGGTATTACTAGTAATGCGATCAGTGCTAAAAAACTAATAATCTGGTTTGTCATTAGCCCCCTGCAGTTGATCATAGATTAACTTAGAAGCGATCGACTCATTGATCGGATAGATAGGCATGTTCTCAAAGTGCATTGCACATTGTTGCAGCCTCTTCATAGCT